GGTCCAGCCCGAGTGGCTACTGGCCGTGTCGGCTGCGGCGAACGCCGTCCATCCTGAGTTATCAACCAAGCCAAGATACCAAGTTGTCACCTGGGTCGTGGAATTGAACTCCACGTTCAGGATGTGATTCATGCCGACGTTCGTGACCGCGTTCTTGGCCCGGTCCTTCCAGGCAACCTTTCCATCGCGGATGCAAGTAACGTCGAAGGTTCCACCGATCCTCAGGGCGCCGCCGGCAGACTGAAGAAGCTCCGAGGCAACCGAAGAAGGATCGGCACCGAGACCCCATCCAATAAGCATCTCTGTCTCCAGTTAGATCGTTGGGCCACGCCCGAAGACAAGCCGACCCGATGTCAGTTGGGCAACGACGAACTGTGCCTCTGGCCTCTTGTACGTCGTCATCGAGATTACAGTACCGCCTTCGTCACCGCCCGGAACAACCTGAAAACAGGACTGCTTTGTTATGGTTGAGCCCGACACCGTGTAAGTGTAGATGACCGTGTGGTAACCGGCCTGGTAGGCGCCACCCATGAGTTTGAGCTGGTGATCGAAGTAAGCCCGCTGAGAGAATCGATCACGAACCGACATCCTGACCGAGGCCACGAAGGTCGATCCGCGATAGATCCTGGCAATCGGAACGTCGTCCGGATCAGAGGGATTGTCCGAGGCATCGGTGGTCACCACGGAAATGGGGACCACCTGTCCGATCTGATACCTGCCGATGTACATCAGACCACCTCGAACCGGAACTCCTGCGACCAGGATACGGACCCGGTCTCCCCGGAGACCACAACCGTGTAGGTCCCTGTGGTGTAGCCTGCCGCCTCGGTCGGGGTGACCGAAACTGCATAGAGCCCGGCAGCATGCCAGGTGCCACCGCTGGTGTAGGTCCCGTTCCCGTTCGATCCCGAAAGCTCGAAGGTGTTCGTGGTGACGTTGGCTACCTTCCAGAGGCCGTTGGCGGCAGTGTTGCCGCCGACACTCCGGACTCTCAGGCGCATGTTGTTGGTCAGCCCGTGCGAGGCCGAGGTGACCACGATCGGTGTTGCGTTCGACGCCGCCGTGACTGTGCCGGTGTCAGCCTCGGTGCAGGTCCCGGCAGACCCAGACACATAGGCCCCATCAGGACCATAGATCCTGAAGGACGGAACACTGTCCAGGTCGATCGGAACCTTGCTGCTGTTCGAGGCGACAAAGACAAAGGAGATCGTGTCGCTATCGAGCTTTGCGAATCCAATCATGTCAGTCCTCGAAGCTGAGTTCCTTGCACCCGCCACGGCACCGGAGTTCACCGTCGCGAAACGAGGTGGCATTGACCTGCTTGATCGCGGCGCCTGGCGGAAGATCGTGCGGGTCGGCGTTGGTCATCAGCCCACGGAAGTCCGAGAGGATGACGACATCCACAGGGACCTTCATGGGATCAGCAACCTTCCTGGCCATGACTCACCTCAATCGTAGACGTTGCCGCCGGTCCCGCTGTAGGGCTGACGAGCAAGACGGGTGTCCCTGACGTACTGGGTTCCAACAGTCCTCCTGGAGAAGTTAGGCGAGTCGGCGTCCTTGGCCTTGGCAAGCTCCATCTCGTAGAGCCTGACCGCCGATGGCTTGTCAGGAAGCACGCGCTTCAAGGAGACGTTGTACTCGCATGCCCGCTTGAAAGCACGAAGCATCGAGTGAACATTGATATCAACAGGATCACTGATCTGGTAGCCAACCGAAGTGTAGGTCGTGTCCGGAGTATCCAGCACCCGCATCGATGTGCTGCCAACGACCTGAACAATCTGGGTCTCGAACACATAAGGGTTCGAGTCAACCTTCGATGTTGGGACCGTGGCCGAGGAGGAGATCCGGATCACCGATCCCTCCATCGAGGAATCCCAGGACGTACCAGAACCCGTGATCGTGGTCGAGCCGGATGTCACCGTGGCGGTCCCGGTCGAATACGAGTAGATCTTGAGTTCCCTGGGATTCCGCTGATAGATGAAGTCAACCGTCTTGGCCTCGGTCGGGTACGGCATGACCCGCATGACCAGACGAGTCGGATACTTCGAGTCACCCATGATCGTGTAGGCAGACGGCTGCCCTGCACTGTCGGCGTACCTCACCAGGCTGAGCCAGTCCTTCGGCTGAAGGTAGGTCATCTGGCCGAGGTTGACCTCGTACTGGGACCGATCGCCCGACCGGAAGTCCTCCGGAAGGAGGTACGTGTCCTGGTAGAAAGAAGTCCAGAGTGACCCGGATGAGAAGTCAACAACCGGGCAAAGCTCCTCGGTCAGCGTGAGGACCGTGCTCGACTTTCTCTCATCAACACGATAAAGGACATTATTAAAACGAATATAAGCATCGGCAGCCCACGTAGGCCACGTTGCCTGAGAGAAGCCACTCCCCGAGGGAGGAGCATCCATCGTGAGTTGTCGCTCATACGTACCGCCCGTGTAGTCGTAGGAGCACGAGGGGTACAGGCTGCCGTTGTAGCTCTGGGAACCAGCAGCATACGGCGCGTTCAGGTTGAGCCTGCCAACCTGGTAGTAGTAGGTCCATGTGTGACCGGAGGCGAGGAGATTGACGGCGTCAATCACCGACCTCTTGGCATCACGCATCCCGGAATCATCGACACCCTTGCTGCCGATGTAGTCCAGGACTTCCTTGACCGCGTCGAAATAGCTGTAGTACCCAGAGGTGATCACGGTTACCCCCCGATGATCGGGTTAATTGGCTTCTCAACCGGAGGATCATTCAGGGGGAGATTAGCAAGACCGGCAGGAAGGCTGACACGCTCGTCGCTAATCGCGCTGGATCCATCGGAGTTGTACCCCCACTCCGAGATGGCAGCCTCAAGCTGCCCAGGGGTAACCCTAGCCTGAGCATAGTCGCTCTGGCTCAGTTGGTAGTTCTCATTGTGGTAGCCACGGTGCCTTTCAATGATGTCCTGACGGGCACCATTGGGGTCACGCATGACGCCCGGATCGGACAGCGCCATCCGGGCAAGCTCCCGGTCAACGATGTCTGGAGCCAGGGTCACCTCGGGGCCTGGATCGAAGTACCTGGGAGTCGGCACGTTGATGGTCGGCGACTCCACCGTGAAACCGTTCTGGTGGGCAATCCGCTCGACATCCGCACGGGAATCCACCCAGGCCATAGGATCACCAGGGAACTTGGCAAGGGACGGCATGTAAGCCTTGCCATTCGTGGAAACCCCAGCCTGACGAGCAACCTCAAGGTAGTGGTTGCGATTCTCAGGATGGACGTCGGTGAGTGAAGCGCCGTTGTGCCGGCCCCGCATGAAGGTGGCGTCAGTGACAACGCCAGGGAATGACTTGCAGACCAGGACCTCAGCCATCGAGTGGCTCTGGCCCTGGGCACGCATTGCCTCGTACCTGTCCTGCTCGACCGGGTCAGCAGTGACCAACGGATATCCCGTTGGAGACACAGGCCCGTACCAGTTATGGGGAATGGCAGGCTCGGGCGCTGGCTGACGGGGTTCGGGAGGAGGGTCAGGAAACGGGTTCTGGTCCGGCCTGCGAATGAAGATCTTCATCGTGTCTCCTAACTTGCGATATCAGATAACACATGGTAGATCGCGTCGATGACGCGAGCTGCCTCAACCAGGCCCCCCAGGGGGCGGGAGACCGGGAAGACCAGGAGGGGGTCCCGCAGGACCAGTGGGACCGCCAACCCCAGGAGGAGGACCTCCAGGGCCAGGAGCACCAGGAGGACCAGCAAGCTGAGGAGGCGGCGAAAGAATGAAACGAGAAGGATCCTTGATGTCATGGACTCGACAGAACTCCTGCACAAGGGCGTTGACAGGGCCGAAGTTCCCCGAGGCCATCGCATACTGCATAAACGGCGGGAAGAACACGCCCATGGCGTCCTTGATATTCGACTGATCTCTGGCTCGATTGGGCTTCCTCGTGGAGCCAGCCTCGATCCTGTAACTGAGTTCCCGTGCAGCCTCGGCATAGTTCCGATTGTGCAGGAACTGATCCCAATAATTGCCCGCGAAGTAGCCAAGCCTCGGCGAGATGTCCTGACCAGTCAGGTGGAACCTGGACGACCCGGCCAGCATCGAGAACACGTTGGTCATGAACGACTCGACCCGTTCGGCCATGTCGTCAGGACGAACATTCATGTTCGATTGCTTCAGGTCGGCCTCGGCCGCAGACCGCAACTGAACATTCGACATCCCGTACATCAGCTCGTTCAGGCCAACCCGCTTGTCGAATGCGTTCTCAACGGCCTGGATCACCTTGAACACATCACCGTTCATTTGCGGATGCTGAAGGAACTGGACGACATCCGTAACCGTCTTGTAGTTCGACTCGACCTCGATCAGGGTAAGGTCGCTACCCTCAAGGATCGCCGTCTTGAGTTCGTCACCGGCACTCTTGGCGACGGCAATGAAGTCACGGCATGTGTTGCGTACCTTGCCTGCAATGAACGAGTAGGCCCAGTTCAGGAACTTCAACTCACCCATGCCCGGCTTCAGGTGGCTCATCGGCCAGGGCGACCGAGGAACCGGGTGGAAGTCGAGCACAGCACAGGGCCACTTGTTGTCAGCCCAGAAGGGCGTGGGCCAGGACACCCTCTTGATGATCTCAGCCGCCATCCGTGCGGTCTCGATCCCAGGAGTAACAGTCTTGCGGTAGATCTGTGGCGGGATGTTCAGAGGGTAGGGGCAGTTGTCTGCCACCACCAGGAACACGTTGTCCCCGAAGAGATCAGTCGCCTGGCGCCACTGCGAGGGACCGCCCTGGAGACGAGACCCAAGCCCCATCCTGGAGTAGATCTTGTAGTACCTGATCAGGTCGGCGCTAACGCCAGACTTGTGCTTGAAGGGAGAGTCGGCAGCCGAGCCGTCGTCATAGTACCGACTGTCACCATTCGAGATGTTCGACCGTAGGCTCCCAACTGGAAGCCCATACTCCCTCTCGACCTTCCAGGTTGGATGAACACACTCGCGGCAGATCCATCCGGCGGACTCAAGTGTCTCGCAATCCGGATCGATGTACAGGCAATCAACCGTGTCCCAGAACGCCCCGACAGTCCGGAATGGAGTTCCCGGAGGCTGGTGGAGTTCCACCCAGAGAATGCCACGACCCTTGATGATGGCCTCGTCAACCGCACGCTTGACGTGCGTTGCCAGGTCGGTCTCACCAGGGATCCAGTTGAGGTACTCCTCAAGGATCTTGGCCTTGGCCTGGTCCTGGGCGTGCTGGGACTCAGAGAACTGCTGCGCCATGGCAAAGGTACCGGGATCGCCATAGACCCCCTGAGGAAGGATCAGCTTCGATCTCGCCTCAACCTGGCACTGAGGATTCTGGTGATAAAGGACAGGCCCGAAGATCTGGACCATCTCAGCAACACGGTTGCTGGTCATCCAGAACTCGGGAGTCCTGAAGTCGTCGGAGGTCCCGTCGTACACCCTTCGGTACATGAAGTTGTACGGGCCGTTGAAGAACCTGAACGCCTGATCCGCGTCCTCCTGGAAGGCTTTCTTCTTCACCTCCTTGGAACGCTCGATCAGCCTCAGCCAGAACTGGGACAGGGCCTGGAAGATATCAGGTTCACCGGCCATTTCTATTACTCTCCAGGCTTCTTGGTGCTATCACCAGCTCCCTTGGCTGTCCTCATCCGTGCGACCTCGGCCGCAACAGAGGCGATCCTCTCAGCAAGGGCAGCCAATCGGTTTCTCTCTGGAGTATAGTCCCAGAAGCCGTTTGACTGTTCATCAAGGATCCGCTTCTGCCTGGACGGATCGCTCCGGTGGCAAACACCGCTCTGAGGAGACACGTTCCTGGATCCAGGATGGATGCAGGCAAGGTCAACCGTTGTGTTGCCAACCCCCACAACCAGGGCCGTGACCGGATCTCCAGAACCATCGGCGTTGTAGTAGAGAACCGGAGTCCCGACACACACCTCAGGCATCTTGTAATCTTCTGACATCTGCTACCCCAGAATGATTGAGTTGCCGGACTTCTGCTTCTTTGCCTGCTGCTTCCGCAAGTAGTGGTCGTAAGCCGGCGAGTTCTGACCAACAGGCGGTGGAGGGACGACATACTTGGGGTCTCTCAGTGCGAGATACCTCAAGCAGTCAAGCAAGTGAAACTTGGTGGTCTGCGGCCGGACCAGGTTCTTGGTGATTGGGTCACGCCGCATGTTGAACCTAGAGAATTCTCGCTTAAGATTCGGCAAAACACCAGAGAGAAATTTGAACTGCGGTGTCCCGTCCTCACGAATGGTCAGGCCGCGCTTGACCGCAGTGATCCCGGAATCGACATCATAGTTCGATCTGGTGAAGCCAGAGTTCCTTATCCTGCACCGAATGTTGAGCGCCTTGAGTTCTTCAGAATAATGCTCTGCGGTCGTCTTGCCGGTCGCAGCCGAGGTCTGAGCTGCATACCTCATGTCAATCACGAAGTCCTCGAAGCTATGCCCAGCAATTTTGTTCTTGAACTCCCTGGCAAAGATCTTTGCATCGCACCTTGATATATAAAGTTCGTCAAAGAAATAAATGTACTTCTCATCTGGAGGTACTGCGCACATCAGGACTGCGCAGATCTGGACACCAGGGTCAATTGCCGCGTAGCGTGTCCAGTCGCCAGGGACATGGAAGAATGGAACCTCGTGGAAGTCCTCACGGAACTCGTGATACACACGAAGCTGGTTGAAGGCCGGAATGCCACGAACACGAACATCGGCCTCGTCCTTTGACAGCGCCTCCTCCAGATCTGACTTGGCCTCCTCGTCGATGTGAGGGTTGTCGGCAAGGACCAGGTCGAACTTGATGACAGTTCTCCTGGGGATGTCGAGCCCCCTTGCATGGCTCTCGGCCTCGGCTGCGGCCTGGTTCTCTGCCTGCTCATAGAGATCGGTCAACTCTGGAGTGGCGTCCTGGGGAGTCGCCGACCAGGTGAACAGGCCACGCCTGTCAACCAGGCGGGACATCAACTCCGGATACCAGCTCGGGTTGTCAATTTCCTCATCGAACCAGCCGAGGTCAACGTCGTAACCGTTCGGTGCCTTCTGCTCGGCCGAGAAGAACAGGGCCTCCCATCCGTTCGTCATGAACACGCCGGCTGGGATGCGGAACTTCTTGTTCTCCCAGGCAATGTCCTTGATGAGGCGAGGTGGAACCAGGGGAGGTGCCGGGCGCACAAGCTGGGCGTGCTGGCGGTCCCACTCAGCCCAGGGACGGAAAGCCCGGAACATCCCGGTCTCTGGATCCCGGATCATCTTGAAGGCGCCAGCAAAACCCATCTTCCGCCAGACAACCTGACCGACGTGCTTCAACTCGTGGGCACAGATGATGGCCCGACCATGCTTCTCCGGGAACTTCTTGAAAGGGTCGGTCCCGGTCATGGCCCGAGCCGCATCGCAAGCTGCGATCAACGTCTTCCCCGAACGGTTTGAACCGACAACAAGACGGCGGTGAACCCTGGACGAG